TGGATGAATGCGGAGCGAGTTGGGATTGATCCATCAACAATGACCATGTGCCTGCCATTGTGGGGGCCTGGTGTGCAGATAAACTACATAAATGGTACAAAGGCAACATCGCAGGCCAATTTTAGCTTTGATGGCCGAGCGTATTTTAGCACAGGTTATTTGTATTTTCCAGATGGCTTCCCTATAGGAGACGCATTTACCTGTATTGCCACGTCCCAGGAATTAGATGGGAGTGATAAGTATCTGCTTGGCTGGGGCGGGGCAACTAACAACGGAGGGCCGCATTATGGCAGGCGAAATAGTATCTCTGTTCGCTTTGGTGTTTGGGGGGATGGAACCGTAGATTGTGCAGAACCTGGCCCTGGATCATATACATGGGAAGAAAGACCTGTAACAACTGCCATTACTAAGCAATCCCCAGGGAGTGGAACAGGTAGTGTTTATCATCATGGCCGGTTTATAGCATCAGGCACATTAAACACATCCGCGTTGACATCTTCTGCCGGATATATAGGTGCTTTGCCGAATGGAAATGACCCATGGTCGGGCTATATTGATTTTATTACACTATTTACCGGGGTGAAAACTGACTGTCAAATCGCCCTCCTCTCCGACAACCCATACATCCTCCTGCAACGCAACCCGCAGAGGACGTTTTTTGTGCCGGAGGCGGGGGGAGGGACAACCCATCAAGCGGTATGTGCAGACGGGTTTACCTTTTCCGATGCCAGTCTAAGAACCGCCATTTTTTCAGCATTTTGCACAGAATCAATAAACCTGTCGGATAATGATTCAAACATAGCGCAGTTTCTTGCATCTTTGTCTGATTCTTTCGGGGTTTCCAGCACTGTGGCGGCAAGGGCGGATCTCCAGGGGGTATCTGCCGATGGTGTGTCGGTTTCCGATGTTCCAGGCACTACAGCCATATACCCGGTATTGGTTCAAGATTCCTTCACGGCAGATGATTCCGTAACGGCCTTACAAAAGATAATTGCTTTGGTTGCTGATGATGTATCTATCTCTGATGCTTCAATAGTCCGGGCGGATCTTCAGGGAGTTGCCTCTGATGCAGTGTCTTTGTCCGATACGTTGACAGCAACACTCCAGGCACAGGCGGTGGTGTCTGAAATAATCAACCTGTCCGATTCGGTGACAGGGGACTTGTCTGGGGCCTTAGCTGCATTTGTAACAGATGGGTTGTCCTTGTCTGACAGTGCAACAGCCAGAACGGACTTTGTGGCCTTGGTAACAGATGCCTTTGATTTGTCCGATGCTGCAACAGCTATCTTGCAGGCCAGGGTAGCTGTTACGGATTCTTTCACTGTGTCTGATTCTACTTTTTGGGCAGCGATTCAACAAGCTCTGGTGGAAGATTCTTTTACGGTTTCCGGGTCTGTAACCGGACTAATCAGGTTGATTGCCACTGCTGCGGATTCCATTGCCTTGACGGATGCAAATACTGTCACAGCAACTTTTTCAGTGCAATGTAATGATACGGTGCAGTTTGCCCAAACCATTGCCGCTATTGCGCAATTAAGGGCTTCTGTGTCAGATGGATTTAATGTTACCGCAACTGCAATGGAAGTTAGCACATTACCGAATGGCAAGGTTTCTGTTTCTTTTTCATTGAAAACACCGGGAACAGATTTTGATATGAAAACCACAACAATAGTTTTTAATCTCAAGTAAGGAGAACGACAATGAAAGACGGCTTTAAAATCGGCGGTACATTTTTTGTTCAGTGCTTTGGTCCAGACGGAAAACTCAAATGGGAAGACGAAGCAAAGAACCTGATGACAAATGAGGGGCTTGACCACATTCTTGATGTGGTTTTGCATGGCACATCAGCCACTGCGACTTGGTATGTGGGCCTGAAAAATACGGGAGCGCCTGCTGCCGGGGATACCTTGGCGAGTCATACAAACTGGACTGAAAATACAAATTATACGGGAGACAGGCAAGAGTATGTGGAGGCGGCTGCAAGTTCTCAGTCTACAACAAACAGTGCAAGCAAGGCCAGCTTTTCTATTACTTCCGATTCTCAGACTATTTCAGGAGCATTTTTGGCGAGTGCTGCAACTGGAACTTCCGGGACGTTATTGTGCGCTGCCAACTTCACCGGCGGAGATAAAGCTGCTGATAACGGAGATACTTTGGAAGTGACTTACACTGTTTCTGCTGCGGATGCCTGATCATGACGACAACCATAACAATTAAACCAAATGAGCTGGGAACAGCTGTTATTACCATGTCTTTTACCGATGAGGACGATGCGGCTGTTACTCCCACCAGTCTACAATGGCAGTTGATGAAATCTGACGGCACCATTGTCAATGACCGGAAGTTTGCCGACAACAGCTTCACAGCTTTAGCGGGTGAGGCAACGGTGGTTTTGTCCGGGGATGACCTGGCAATGTTTGGAGATAAAGACAATGGTAGAAGAGTTTTTTCAATACAAGGAGAATACGATTCAACAGCAGGAGTTGGGCTTCCTTTAAAAGATGAAGCAAGATTTCGTATTCAAAAACTTTTAGGACAGACTGACCAAGAGTCTTAGAAAACGAGAGGGTGTAGAAACCCTCTCATTATTTTTCTTACCCTTCATAGTTTTCTTCGGTTTTATCAAAGCGCCAAGCATAAAACCTTGGCATCCTCATTTTACCAGCTTTGGTTTCTTCCTTGAAGTGGATTTCTGCAATAGCACCAAAAAATTGACTTTGGTTATCCCAAATATATTGACGAACATGGTCCCGGACTTTACTGTCAAGTAACTCTTTAAACCCAGTCCCGACCTTACATTTTTGACCTTTATATGTAACAACAATGGCACCCAGTGAGCCTTCATTTTTGTTAGTACCTGGTTCAAAGCCAATAACTTTACAATCTGCTTTTTTCTCAGGGATAAGTTTCATCCACTGATGGTTCTTTGAGTTAGTATATTCTGTTCCAAGCCTATAATAGATCAAGCCCTCGTGGCCTAAGTCCAAAAATGATTCATAATATCCTTTTAATTCACTATCATTATTGACCTGATACAATGATATAGGTTGAATGAATTTACATTGATTTAGCTCGTTGAGCATTGATTTACGGATAGATATATCAATACCAGGAATCCTTACATCCCATACTTGATAAATAGCTTCCGGTATATCATGGAAATTTCTGATGAGGCCTGAAGTTTCGTCAAATTTTTTTCCTGGAATCACAAGCTCACCATCAAGGAAAAGGTCAGGGAATTTAGCAAGCTCAGCTTCTATATGACCAATACCTTTAATAACATTCCCAGCTCGAGAAAAGAGCTGGGAGCCATTTTGAAGGCCTCTGACCCCATCAAGCTTTGGCGACACAAGGCAGGGATAAACAACTTTCTTAGGATCAAATTCTTTAGGTCGTTTAATCAGCATTATCTGTCCCTCCACGCTGGTTCCTTTTCTTCGCCTTGTGCTTTGATAAGGTCAGCAATATGCTTGTCCACTGGTTCTTTCGTAATGATGCCGGGACAATTAGATGTATAAGTCACAGGGTAGAAATGCTGTCCTTTTTTGAGATACCAATTATTCTTGTAGAAGTAGTACATAGTTGAAGCCTCCTTGTTTAAGCCCGGCTGTTACACCGGGCTCAGTTTTTAGATTCCTAATTCTTTTTCTACAGCTTCTAAGCATTTCCTTGCTACAACCTGGTATCTGTCTGAGTTTGTACGGCATCCTGTGAAGTTGTAGTCGTTTCCATTAACCAAGTTGTAAAGTTTTTCTGCGGACTCGATTTTTTCGTTAAGTTCTTCTTTTGTTGTGTAGGTATGTTTTGTCATGGTCAGTCTCCTTAGTTATTAGTTAATGTTATAGCTAATATAATAGAGTCCTGGGAGCCTGTCAACAGAAAAACTTAGCTTTTTTAGAAAAAACTTTCAAATCAGAGTCCTTTTTCTACACTTTTTGATATAAAATCAATTATATGCTAGGTTTAAAAGCCGTTTATTATTTGTTAATAATGATATATTAATAAAAATTAAATCAATGAAACGGCTCGTTTTCTGCCGAATTTTTGAAATTTGAAATATCATGTTGATTTATAATGTATTATTGTCAATATAGCGTTTTTCCCGGATCAATCGCTGTTTACTGATCCTCCCGCGGATCCTGTCAGCAAAAAACTTCCTGCGCCTACCTGAAAGCTCTACATACATTGCTTCCTTGAGCTGTCGCTCAGATAGAGAATCAATGATAAGACTAAAGGTAGACCAGTTAGACAGCATTTCCATATACTGTTGTTTCTTATTTTGGTCAGTAACTTTCTTTGTGAGAGCCATTATTTATGATACCTCTTTGTTCTAAAGCTTTCAACATTCAGTGGAAGGCCTTCCCAGTAGTCAAGACGCTTGCAAAAAATATCTTCAATAACTTTCAAATCAATATGTTCAGATTCTTTAACAAGGAAGACACCCTCATCGTGGACAGTTAATATGGTTTCAAACCCAGCTTTTTCTGCGTCGAGGATAGCTTCCATGAGCACTTCACGAGAAGCGCCTTGAGAAGCATTTTCTGTCAATCGACCTGGAGTAATATGTGTCTTGCCCCACTTGTTCTTTTTAACTTCACCATAGCAAAATAATCCATACTTAACTTCACCCCAAGGTGTTTCTTTTGGTTCAACCCCAGCAAAGGGATAACATATCGCTTTCCCATTAGGTAAAATCATAAACAAGTGGCCCTTGTCGTGCATAAAACTGATTCTCTCGTAAGAAGTAATATTCCCTTGATTGATCGTTGCTTCGATAGCAGCATCCATAAGACCGTACCAGAGTTGTTTAACTTTGTAATACCTGGACCTAAAGGTTTGGATCGTATGATAAGCTTCTTCTTCAGTGATAGGAAAATTTTGCTTAATGATGCAATCTTCTCGAAACTTATTGTGCCCCATACCATAGCCTCCACCGAGGATTGTCAACTTACCGTGACGACGTTCACGAGAGTCCTTGGCTATTTCATCATAAGGAATACCATACAAAGTGGAAGCCATATCCGTGTAAACGCACATTCCCTGACGTATCAACTGCAGGGTATCCTCTTGATCTGCTAGCCAACAGAGCATTCTATTTTCAATTTGACTATAGTCAGCAACGAGTAATTCATAACCGCCAGGAGCACATATGGAGGGCCTAATCATCGCTGAGGCAGCATATAATACATTATCATGTACTCCCATTAAATCGTCCAATATACGCGCTTTAAACAAGCCTATTGTCTCGTCTAAATTTTTAACACTGGCACGAGGCAAGTTTTGAGGTTGAAGGAGCCTTCCACCTTCCCTTCCAGTGGTTGCCTTATGATACTTCAAACAGTCACGGATTTTATTATCAGGACAAATAGCTTCATCGATTTTATGGAACTTTTTAATTGAGCTTTTCCCAGCCAGTTGCCTCATTTCCAAAAGATTTTTGACTAAGGGGAAGTTTTCAATGTTGGGATCAGAAAGGCTTGATTGAACAGTCTCAGCGGTTAGGTCCGGTAACTCATATCCTTGTTCTTCACACCATTCCCGAATTGCAGCTGTTTGGTTTATAGTGTCGACTTTACCAGCTGTAATCAAAGGCACCATGGTAGAAACTTCTTCAAGGTATTCATCTGTTATTTCAATAACTGATCTAACAAGCTCAATGTCTATCGGCAATCCCCTATCATTTTTCTCAAGTGTATTAAGGAAAATTTGCACTTCATTGTAAGGTAAGTCCCAGGGCAAAGTATGAAAAATCTCTCGCTCAGCCCTAACGTCCTGCAAACAATACTGGTACATTTCTTCGAATAGAACAGGGTGCGTTTCAGGAGTAAACCGACGATAGGGGTTTTTCTTTGTAACCTTTTGAGGCACTGAGAGCTTACTGATAAGATATTGCCCACGTTTGTCTTTTGCCATTTCAATTCCTAATACCTCACCACAGAAGTCCAAGGAGGCAGGCATTGCAAACATGAGGGCCATGGCTTGTGTGTCCCTCCACAAGTGGAATGGAACTTCGGGCCAACCTAGTTTTTTCATGCAGACATGCTTCCAGATTGCAAATTCAAACCCTGTATTGAAAGCATATGTTTTGGCTTCTTGCTGTGCTTCAAATAATTCTTTAGGTGCGGAGTCGCCTGGAACCCAAAGCTTAGGGTCTTCATCCTCTAAAGCATATGCTAAACAAAGCACATCAGTTGAAGGGTCCATCGCATATCGATGAGCGCCTACAGCTTTTAAATTAGCCTCGGAATATGTCTCAAAGTCAAGGTGTATTCTGGTAGGAGACTTCATTGATTTTCATTTCCTCCACTATCTTGGCTCTCGTTTTAGAGCATTTATATGGGTGCTTGTAAATTATATTTACTATATCACACCTAACAATTAATTTCAAGCAATCAATACAAGGCTGGACAGTACAGTATAGGGTTGCTGGGGCTAAAGGTGTTCGGCCCACTGCCTTTAGTGCTTCAGTGATTGCATTTACCTCAGCGTGGATAGCAAAGCACTCGTCCAGGTTCTCACCAGAGTTCTGTCTTTTGCATACTTTACAGTGAGGGAAGCCAGGCGGGGGACCATTGTATCCTACTCCAACTATCCGCTTATCGAGAACAACTACAGCTCCTATTTGTCTTGATAAGCAGGGAGAACGTTGGGCTGCCAATTCGGCAACCCCCATGTAAAATTTCTCTCGTGAGATTCTCATCTAAAAGAGATCCTTGACTTGACCTTTAAAGCAATGGAGTGAACCGATTTGATGGAAGAAAGAACCACACTCAACTCCTACTTCTTTGGCAACATATTCTAGAAGCTGGATTGTCAAAAATACATCGCTGCCATAGAAGAGTGTGTAGTCGCAGGATCGTTGGGTATAGATTAAGTTCAGTTTCCCATCTCGGAGCAGAAAGTGATAAGTTAAAGAGCAAGGAACTCGGTCTTTGCCGCCCCAGTTCATCATATCCTTGGTGGACTCATAAAAGGACATAACTGCTTGGCGGGTGTTAGGGCGAAGTTTCAGTTCTTGAATGACATAAGGAATCTGAGCTTGCCACCGTTCAGGGTATGAATAAGAAAAGAACCCATCCCTAAGGAACTGCTGCCAAAAATCTTTATTCTTTTCCCAAGCATACCCCGGGTTCTTATTTGTAATACCAAACCCAAGTCGATCGTCACACTCAGCATAAATCCATTCCCGGTTCAATTCCATATGGTCTATCAAGTCGTCGAGGTCTTCCCACTGATTAATGCAGTAAGAGTACCCGGTCAGCTCCAGGGTAATAAAGTTAGGGTCGTCCCCAACGAACTTGTCCTGAACAGTGGTAGATTGATACTGGATACCCATTTCCTTCAGTTCACGGGCGAGTTCTTTTGCAGCTTCAATAGTGGATTGGTAAATTCTCATTTTCTATTCTCCTTTAGTTAATATCGTCAAACACAACAGGTATTTTTTCTTTGAGTTCCGCCAGCAACGGGAGCATCAAAGCCCTCATCTGGGGATGGGCCTTCTTAGAACATCTCAGTTCCAGCATGTGTCGCCATTCCCGGATATTGCCCTTGACCACGATCTCGGTCTTCAGGGAATTGGGCAGGACTTCACGTGCCTGTTCGGGTCTCCAGCCCTTAGATATGAGAAATTGATAGTATTCTTCTACATCGTTACACATTTCTATAAAAACTTCATCTTCTTGTGAAAAATATATATTTCTTTTTAATTGATTCAAAGTTTCTCCATCTCCCGTCATTCTATCAGAACACCACACAGGCCGGATAAATTCCATATTACCTGCATACCGAACATACCGGGTTGACTCCTGGGCAAAAGAAAACAGCCTGTGCCTGACAAGTTCATGGGTGACACCACGGTTGGTGACAAACCGGACAATGATATCCCCGAACTCAAGCATGGCATGATGTCCTCGGTCCCGCATGCGCTGCACAAATCCGGTTGCGGAATCATGTGTAATCTTATCCTCAGACTTGTAACAAGTCCGACCAGCTGTCTCGATCATCTGAAGCAGATTTCCAGGCAAGCCAAGGATTTCATAACTTTGATCAATTATTTTCATATTTCTCCCAATGCTTTTAAGATTATGTTACTTGGTTTCACCAACCTCTGGAAAGAGCATTTGTAATTTTTATCATTATACATAAAAGCTCTGAATTGGTCAATTAAAAAAGCAGGAAACTCACAAGGAATACACCGACAAGTTTGTTGAATCAAATTGCCGTTTCGGTTATGCACCCAGGTACCATCCTCCTCGAACTTTGTCCCATAGAAAATGAAATCGTCGGGAAATCCTTGAATCCTGGCCCTTTCACGAATTGAAGTAGGTAAATTTGTAGTGGGGTGAATAACAGGGTTCGTTCCACTGAGTGTGGTAGCCGGTTTAAAGTAATCACCTTTCCTGAACCCAAAATGATATTTTTTGATCCCATCAGGTCTATAATAATAAAGAGTCTTTTCACCAGACTCAAAAAACTGCTTTACTTGTCCCCAGGTCATGGGGCCTTCTTGGTATACTCGTCTACCTTTGGAAGCAATAGCAGTTTCATTGTGCTTATCATGATTTGGTAGGCAGCCAAAGTTTCCTTCAAGGTCTCCAATTACATCGATAAGATTTTTATGGTTA